TTAAAGTACTAACGTATTTTAAAAAGTCATCAAATAAATCGAAATATTCTGCTACCTTAATACCTCTACCCCCATAACGGGGGTACCTACCATTGTTAGGGTTGTTACACCTATCTCTAAGTGATGCCCATACAGTGTATAAAGGGTGGGTGTCTGCACGATAAGCAGTATTTCTCCTGGTGAGAATACCCCCACATTGATTAGAGCAGGTTTTTTGTCGGATTCGTTTTGCATTAGCATATACAGCAGTAAATACTGACTCACACACAATGCAACGTAACCTGACCATTCTATCTCTTCTGTTTCCACGATATGTAGGAGTATCTTCTTTGATGAAATTTCCATCAAACTCAATTGAAGTTATTTCTTCCCTTTTCTTGCACATTATAATTTACCATATGTAGTAATACCAAACAGTTTACTCTAATCTGTTATGGTTTACCAATATTAAGCTTTGCTCGGTATCGTCCTCGACTCTACGTTAGGAGATTCACCGAATTCAATCACTTATAATATTACCCATTACTGAGCAACACGCCCTGTTTGAGCTGACTGACTACCTACTGGAACTTCAACGAAAATCGCATGAGCGCCTTGTGTGGCACTTATAGCATCACGATACAATTGGTGTGCTGCTTCCAGGTCTTTACTGTTAACGCGTAATTGTTTACCAGTAGAGATAATCGGCTGTATTACGGTTAAATCATCAATAGTGAGGTTTTGTGTAGTCGTGTCTAAATAACCAACCGCTACTCCCCAATTTCTGAGTGATGGATCGAACCCCACTACTTTTAAGTTATTCTTGAGGAGACTCATTAATAACACCTTCTTCTTTGATAACTAATTCATCATCTAAGACTTCGGGGATCTCAGTGAAAGGCAGTGATCCTAGGTATGCTAAAGCTAGTTCTATTCCAGCTTTAAAACCAACTAGTTTATCCCCTTCAAGAATTACTTCAGTAGTGGTATCTGTAGCCTTATCGGTTACTTCTACTGAATTACCTGCGGGTACAAGTAAGATGTGCTCTAGTTCAGCAACCTTCTTAGCATGCCAATCCGTAGTGAATTCTATAAATTGGCCAAGGTCTGTTACTTCTATAAATTCTGGGGGTTCTTGTATTGGCGGAGTTTCCATAGTGATTCCTTATATTTTCTAGTTATTTCCAACAACTTCCCTACATTACCTAGTTATGATTTTTCAGCCGACCTAGGATACCAAGCTACGTAACTTCACTTAATTATGGGGATTACGTAACGTGCATGTAGGGCATTTTCCCGCGTGTGTTGGCAACGAAGCTATAAAACAGTAGTCCAATTAAGGACTTCAATGGCGATGTCTTGCCTGTCGGCACCCAAATACTTATGCTACTTGTTACTTAGAGGCAGCAGGTGTTGGTACTGGGGCAGTTACAGGCTTCTGAAATAAGCTCTCTGTAGGCTTACCGCCACTGCCTGGTGTTTTAACTGTAGGCGCACCTTTAGTGCCTGTCTTCTTCTTGGTTTTATCCCGTGTGATACCTGTGTTCTTCTCGCTCCAGGTATCTACAAATTTCGCTACTGTAGCCTTAGCAAGTATTTCTGAGGAGGTCATACGACTTTCAGCATGGAAGAATTTATCAATTTCATTCTCTTCACGGGTTTCACCACTATCATGATACTTCCCATCATCGCCTTTCTTCTGCTTATCTACCGTTTGCTTGACTAGCCCGATAAGAATCTTCTTGCCCATCATCTCGGTAATCATAGGTACTTTAGTAGGTACATCAGACTTAGCTGTAAAATTGTAGATATCGATTGTTTTCTCCTCGGTATCTACTTTATTTAATGGCTTACCTGTTGTCATCTTGCATAGGGATTGGCCGGCTAAGAAACCAGGGAGGTACTGGGTTTCATTGTTTTTATCTTGGTAGGTAGTCAACTTACCCTTAGCAGTGCCTGAAGTAAGGTAAATGGTGGTACGTATGTTCTGCTGTTGTTCCCCTTTAAACTCTAGGTGCAATGCTGTTGCTCCTCCAGAGGATTCACCTAAGTAGGCTAGTGTAACTGTTGCCGGGTACAGTCCTGAATCATGGACACTACCACCAATAATATCGTTTTCACCTGCAATGTTTTCATCTTGTACAAGATTTTCTAGTAATGACATATTTTAATATTCCTTTAATTGTAATAAGAAGTGAGACGGTCTAAGACTAATTGAATATTATTATCCGTGTATGTTTCTGGTACGGTGAATAAATCCAATGGGCCACGCAGACTTTCGTGAAGGGTTGCTTTAGTTACTTGTGTTTGAAACACATACTTGAATCCAAGTACTTTCTCTCTATCTGTGATAGTTAGTAAGTCAGAAGAGAATGGCTCTAAATCTTTCAGAGTCACTTTCTTAGATGCGATTACAGTACTAAACCAAGACTCTAACCCATTGTTTTTCAAGGATCCTTTAACTGGGACTCGCGTTTCCATAGCCATCTCTGTCTTATTAAGAATGTCTAAGGTGTGCGCAGTGAAGATTACTGATTTAGTTGAGCTGGCTACGTATTGTTGCATTAACGCTCTAAAGTAATGAGCGAATTCTCCCCAAGCCTTCTGACCATCTACAGCTTGGTAAATATACATGGTTTCATACATATCTAAGAGATAAGTTAGACTGTCAATTATTATGGTATGAATGGTGGGTTGGTCTTCCGCCCAAGTGAATGCCTCATAAATCTGGAGAGGATCCGTAATGGTCTTTTCTTGGAAGCCTGACTTAAAGGGGAGTCTCTTCCCACTTTCTGTATTTAGGTACAATACTCCTGCAGGGTCTTTAAGCCCCATGAGGGCGTGAGACTTACCTGTTGTGCTTTTTCCTGCTAGGAGGACTAACTGGTCGTTAACGCTTGCCATATGAAGATTCCTTTTTATAATTAATAGAGAGTTCGCAAGAACAGACGGAGGCTGTCCTGAGGCTTACCCTACGGCTATCTTTATAGTTACTGATTCCACTGTTGCAGGGGACTCTCCTGTTACTCTCCCGTCACCTAGAATAGACTGCATAGCGACATGTAGGTTAGCTTTCAGTTCTTCAGGAGTTATGGCAGTATGCTCTCCATCAGGATCGTTACCTGATGGGGCTACGGATCCTGTGATAATGGCGGTGAATCCAATTTCTTTCATGTTGCTCCTTATTTTTTAGAAAGATTCTTACCTACTGTAACCATCACAGTAGACATAATTTCACTCTCGTCTAACTTATCTGGGAGCTTATCATTCAGTCCCATTACACGTTGACGTATGGCATCAAACTCATACCCACCATCAAGTAATACCATGGCAAATCTCAATAAGATATTGTTACGGTTTCCCCCAGCAATGTTATTAATAACCCATCTTTCTAGGTTATCCATAGACTGTTGTGAATCCAGTAATATTTTACGTTCTTCGTTTTTAGTAGTTTTTGGGATGAAAGGAAGGGCATCAAGCAATTCCCCTTGGTTATATTCATAGTGCCCAGGATGGGATAACCACTTCTTACATCGGTGATTAGTGCCTGTATCTACAGCAAATGGTAACCAACCAAATAGGTTAGACATGAATTCTTTATAGTCCTTAGCATCAAGGGATAACTCATGGCTTAGTGGCATTATGATTCTGAAGCGATTCTCAGTATCTGTATGTCTCTTGGTCGTGTAGATCAAGAAAGTGTACTCTTTCAGTAGTAGCATAGCCGTACTGAAGTTAACTCCTCCGTCTACGTCAATTACCGCTAGGTTGAACCCAGGCTTAGCGTTCTCCTCATTACGGTACCCATCTATTAAATGATGAGATACCCAATTAAACCCAGGGGATTGAGTTACTTTATAAAATTGATCAAATGATGGGCGTTCGTTTATGTAACCTGTAGTAATGTCTCTACTATAGGAAGCCGTTACTTCTGTCAGGTCAGTTAGTTTTAAGGTTTCTCCCCGTAAGAATTCAACACCATTCATGTAAGTCTTCTTAATGATGATATTGTTCGTGTACCCATAAGCAATAGCTAGGTTAAGTAAATCAGTCTTATTTGACGCACTACCTTTGTAGAAGGGTAAGTCTTCTGCTAAATCAGCCTGTGTTACATCGGCACCAATCGACGCTATATACTTAGCTAGTTTTATCCATGGCTTATCTCTAGACAGTAACGTACCAAAGGCTTTGCCAGAATCTTCTGCTAATTTAATTGCGTTAAAAATATGTGCTTCAGTTACTTCAGGTACATCATCAATAAATGCGTATGCTCCAGCTAGTTTTAATACCTTGAAACTGCGTTCTGATAGTTCACGTTTTTGTACTTCCTGGTGTTCAGGGAGTTTATTTGCCCGATCTTCACAATGTCAGCTAGGTTGTCTAAACGGTCTGCTAAGGCGTCCAATAGTGCTATGTTGCCCAAGTCTGTACGATCATCAAACATCTGCTGAGCCGTCCGTTTAGCCTTCCTACGGGTCTGTGGTACATACCCAAAGAAACAACGTCTAGCGTAGCCTTGATCTAGCATAGTCATTAGTGCGTCTTCTGTCTTAGCACCATCTAAGAGTCTATTAGGCACACCAAACATAAGTAAATTAGCAGGAGTCTTACCAATGATCTCTTCGCTTCTAACACTCTCAGTCGTATTCTTGACTAATTTTTGCTTGACGTACCCTTTATCAAATAACT